TGCATGAACACGCCTTCGAGATAATACTTCTTCTCGGGACCAGCAGACTCGATAAGCGTATGAACGCCGCTCTCGTTATATTCCGTGATGAGTAAAGCCATAATTTCTTATTCCAATTTCCGCTGTTTTCTCTTTTCCCAGGCCAATCGCATTTTTGCTCTACACTCTTCTGATCTTTTAGATCCAATATGTGCGACTCTCGTTTTCTCTATAGACTCAGGAGAAAGTTTATAACTTTGTCGAGCCATGCTCATTTTAGCTCTAGTTTCTCGTGAAGGCTTTCTTCCAATTGCTTTAGCCCTAATTTTTTCTTTAGTTTTAGCAGAATGAGTATAATTCCATCCTCGGGCTCCTGCATTATTATTATGCTGATTATAAAAATCCATACTGCCAGCAGCATCAACTGCTAATAAAATTTTAGTCTCAAGAGCAGCCATTTTTTCTTTACTGCCTGTGGCAATTATGTATCTTTCGAAATTATCAGGATTATTATAATAATCTTTCAAAAAAACTTTGCTTGAACAAATATATCCATCATTTAATGCCCCAGTATGATACCCCACGTATAGTCTATTATCTATTTTATTCCTCCAAGAATAGACAAAAGATTGGTTCATTCTTACTTAGATTCGACCGTAGGTTTGTTGAACACCTGATCTACCAAAGACAGCTTACGAACCTCGAGGGCCGCGACGGCCTTCTCGGCCAGACCGCGTTGAAAAGCCTGCTCGGCCTGTTCTTTATTACCTGCAACGACCGCATGGACGAATGTTTCGGCGTGATTACTCATGTCAGATCCTTATTTATACGTGTTATGTTTTTCAAACTGCTGGAGCTCCAGGTAGAGCAGCAGGAGGAGCTTCAGGTGCACCGGCTAATTCAGGAGGGGCTTCTTCTGGAGGAGCTTCGCCTTCAGCGGGTGCTTCTCCACCCAATTCAGCAGGAGCACCACCCATATCAGGAGCGCCGCCACCCATGGCTCCCATATCTTCTCCACCGCCTTGAGCGACATTCTCACCAGCCGTTGCACCGATATCTCCACGAGCCTTTTCCTGTGCAATCTCGATATCCATCGATTCAATCTCGTCGTCGGATTGACGAAGAATGTTACGACGTACCCACTTCTCAGAGTAGTAGCGACCAATGAACTCTCCAACCTTGCCAATCATCTCCATGCGAGCGCCCATGATCTCAAACTCTTTGAGTTCCGAGAAGTAGTTATCGCGTTTAAAGTCAATCTTAATCTTCTCTTTGATCTTGAACCAATCATCTTCAACGATGATGCCTTTGAGAAGAAGCTGAATCTTTAGTAGATTGATGAAGAGATATGAGAACTTACGACGAAGGCGATCAATGAATCGTTGAAATGAAACTTCCTCGCGATTGATCTCCGTAGATTTACCTGCCGTCCAGAGTGATGTGTTGGCCTCAAAGCGAGAGAGCGGCACATTCAAAGAACGATATAGATTCTTCTTGAAAAACAAGATATCATCGATCTGACCGAGATTCTCACCGGCAGGAAGAGTGGTGATCTCCGTACCTTTACCGCCTTCACGACGAGGAAGCCAGAAGTCCTCGAGCATCGACATGTGACGACGATCATCGCGTACGGCACCAGTAGAAGCATCATAGACCATCTTATTGCGATACTTCGACATAATCTCCTGCATGTACTGCTCGGCCTTTGCCTTTGGCAGATTGCCCACGTCGATGTAGAATATGCGACGCTCAGGTGCACGAGACATGCGATAGATGACCAGAGAATCTTCCATCATGCGCAATTGATTCACCGGCTTCAATGCTTTATGAACATTCGAGATGATGCGCTTATGTGTGGAGTCAAGAAGACCAGAAGGAATGTAGCACACGGCCGACGGATCAATCTTCAGACCCGTAACAGAATCACCGGTATTTACTGATTGAACTAACTGACCAGCGATTTGATTCTCATTATAAACGAAATACTCAGCCTTAGTTGTAATTAACTTGACGCCAGTCTCAGGATCGATCTTCGTATCAATTTCGCGAATCTTGCGCATCTTGATTGGATCGATGTAGCGAAGCTCTGAGATACCAGCGCTAGGATTCTGCTGATCTACGATGACGTGATAGTACAGACGACCGTCGACGTACCAGCGACGAAATGTATCGGAACATGCTCGATTAAAATCTAGAAGGCGAATGACTTCGTCAAATTCTTTCTGAATAGCATCTTTGACCTCATCGGGATAATCAAGATCATTCATTGCCAAAGAGATTGGCGATCCATCTTCTCCAGAGGCGATTGCTTCATCAACGATGTAATTAACGGCCGTATCACACTCGGGTTGCTCAGCCGCATTACGATACTTAAGAATAAGATCCTGATCGGATGCAACCGTAGTGCCATCGATATCAATATATTGACCAAAGTAACCACCAGCCGAGATGACCGTCGAACCATCCTCGGCTTCTTTCGGAACAAAGGACTTGACCTCTACAGGCTTAGGCGTAGATGCTACTGGAACGATAGGAATAAGACCCGCGTAAGGTGACGGTTCATCGGCCTTCTTAAGCTGCTTCGAAATCTCAAATCCAAATAATTTCATGTGTACCTGTATTTATATATGGTCAAAAAAGAGGGGCGGCCCCTTTTGAGCCGCCCCTCGTGAATAACTTATGAATTAGAGTAGGCCACCAGTAGCACGAGAGACCGCCGCACCAGCCGCATTGATCAGACCAGCCTTGAGGCCCGAGATGAGACCGCCGATACCAGCGCCACCATCTTTACCAGTGAAGACCGTCGAGGACGACAGCCAATACTGATAGTTGAACGTCACATCGAACTCTTCGATCTGATCATTCGAGTCATAGCTTAGCTCGATCGCTCCTACCATTTGAGGAAACGCATCAACGAAAGTATAACACTTAACGTCATTGCCACCTTTATCGAGCTGATACACTCGAAGCTGTGACATGAATGTCGAATATGCTGTCTGACCAGAATTACCCGGGGCGGGATTCATGAAGTCGAGCCAGTTCTCAAACGCGTTACGCAGATCGAACGTCGTGTCATTGATGACCTTGACGGTCCACGTATCAAACGTACGATCGCCGGGGATTTTGAACTTACGACCACGATACGGAACCTCGATCGTGCCCTGCTGAGCCGCCGGAATCTGAGCCGCCTTGATCAAGAACGATGCCGTATCCTGACTGCCGCCAGTACCCGCGGGGAACGGGACTTCGCAACGGAATAGATTCGGACGTGCTCCACCACCAACCAGCCTAGCCTTGAAATCGTTTACACTATTAGCCATATGATTTTTTCCTTATGTTATCTTATTTATACGATGTTTCGAGGATTAAGCTCCAGCAACTTCAGAGAAACTCACACCAGTACGAGTGGCGATGAAGTTCAACGTGATGAAGTTGATTGAGCGAGCCGGTTTAATGTAGATGTCAGCAACGAAGCGATTCGTATCGACAACCTCCGGAGTGTTATTCGTAGAGTCACACACGACCATGAAGTCCGTGATGCCACGACGACCAGCGATGTCACGCAGGAAGGGTTCAACCATGTTGCGGAACATAGCCTGTGTGAAACGATCATTCAGCTCGAATAACTGATACTTAGCAGCAGTAGCGATCGCTTTTTCGAGGACGATGAAGAGACGACGAACATTGATGCGATCGAAGGCACTCGGTTTGGCCTGAGACGTCTTATCGCCAAAGAGGACGATACCTTGACCCGGGAATGAGACGATCGGATTAATCGAAGTCTGATACAAACTATCGCGACTCACTTGATCTGGATTGAAGGCCAATTTGGTGACATTCTTCAGATTGCCACGATTGAATCCAGCCGGAGAGAACCAAGCATCCGCGACCGTATCCGTATTAGCACAAAGACCGGCCATGTGACCACAAGCAGGAATCCAGACGTAGTTGTCTTGATACTTGTTATACACATATAGCGGAGTCGAGTCGAACACGGAGTAAGAATCGTGCGTGGCCGACGAGTCATTGAACTTGGCCAACACATTCGTAAGTTTAGCCGTTATTGACGTTGTCTGCCAGATAGTAACTGGAGCAGAAACAAATCCGACCGTATCCTTACGAGTGTTAGCGATCGACTGCACCTTTTGTTCAGCGACCGAGAGAGCCGCCGTACCAGAGATATCTCCACAGAATAGTAAGTTGATATCAATCGTAGTCGCATCAGCAAATACATCCAGAGCCGTCGAGATATCACCAGTCGCACCTACCGTTCCATCAGAGCCACTAGCCTTGGCCGGTCCAACGATGCCATTGATGTAGTTGACACCACCAAGGATATGAGGCAAAGCGGCCTGAGTAGTAGGCAGCCTGACGTAGCCAGCATTTGTCGTAGTCGAATCAGCATTTGTGATTTCGCAATCAAGACGATTGGCATACAAATATGAAGAGTTACGATTAAGATACTCTTTATAGTAGTTGTTCGTACCATCCGCACGTTTGCCATCCGTTAAGAGCGACAAATTCTGCCACTTCTCAAGGACCGTACCAACCGTGCCGGTAATAGCACCATCAAGGTCAATCACGGCCACGTGAATCTCATCAGCTTCGAAGAAGGTAAATGAGCTCTGAGTAGTCACGGCCACTTGTAAGTTAGAAGCCAAAGTGACGATATAGTTACCTGAGCTAGACAGTGAGAATGAACTAATCGAAGTAGCCGATCCACTATTAATGGTACCGCCTCCGCCAATCACATACATCGATCCTGTGAGAGGTATCGTAGCAAATGCGGATGACGCAATCGAGAGGACCGCTTGACTAGATGCCGTCGCTGCCGCAGCACGAGCCGTAACAACCGTAGGATTGTTCGAGTTATATGAAGGAACATAGTCAAACAATTTGGCATATGGATCCGCAGCAGCCGTAACAGGAGTCACGACATATGCGCCAAGTGAATTACCCAGAGCGCCAGGATAGCGAGCGACAAATGTTGTATATGCTCCAAATGTAGTCTGTGACAGACTGGAAAAGACATCGCTATTACCAATCACCAGGCCAGATGTCGTATTACCACTACCAGGTCCAGTGACATAGCTCGATCCAGATAAAAAGGTCGAGATAGCATTTGCCGCATCCGTCGTGCTAATAGAACGAGAAACTTTAAGCGTGTTACCATATTTCAGAAAGCTCGCGGCTACTTGAAAACTAACCGCGCTGGCCGTGGAAGGCTTGCCGAAGTTGGTGAGTAGCGCGCCTTCATTGGCGACAGTGATTGCTTGACCGGTCGGTCCCCACGTAAACGGGCCAGCATAGGCTCCGATAGAAGTGGCGACTGCCGGTACTACGTTCGTTAGGTCTTTTTCATTGACCTGAACGCCCGGTGATAAGAGGAATGCCATATTAGTTTTTTACCTTTCAGTGTTGTTATAAGTTGACATGATAAGATCGAGTTTCAATAAGCCTATTTATTGAAATATGATCCTTCACAGCTTATTCCAATTCTTCATGTCCTCGGCCATCTGATTGTAAATCTCCATCGATGGAGTGAAATTAGTATGAGAATTACCTAGGAAACCGGCTGGGACCAATTCATCCTCCATCGCTCGAGCCTTCTCGGCAAAAAGCATTCCCTTCAACTCGCCATCCTTGAGATCCGCAAATGGTGTGGTCAAAAACCAAGCAAGGAGGACCAGATTCATGACCATGTCATCGTGACATCCAGTAGCCGCTTCATATGAATCTCCGTGTGCCTCGAAGGTAGACAGCTCGAGAATGGAGTCCGGATCATGTAGCTCAAGTTTACGAGCCTCAATGATGTCCTTCAGAAAAGCACAGCCTATTCTCTTCACGCGCTTATTCATCGTGACTCCGATGCCACCTTTAATCGTTGACTCAACAAAGGTATTCTCATACTCAAGATCGTAATACACACCATTGCATACCACCTGTCCAACGTCATTGCTCTCGATTACGACGAGCGCTTCATTATACCTCTTGGCCACGGCGACGATCAAATCTGGAAAGAGCAGAGGAGACATCATGTTGTCCCGCCAAGTAGCCACCTGCTCAAAGGGCCGAGCCGTTGTGTCCGTGACCGTCAGAGTTGAATAGTCTTGACCACGGCCCTTCGATACATCTACCGTGATGACATACTGATGACCCTCAACTGGAGGACGATAGATCTTTACGGAACGAATGATCTCGGCAGGAGACTCCGCCTTTAAAGCAAGGAGAAACTCAGGAGAGATTAGCGTGTCCATCGATCCAATCGCCGCATTGCCAAACTCCTGATCGAACTGAAGCTGAGATGTGTTGGCAATCGTCTGAGTCTTCCACTTCTCATCTCGTCCAGGTACATCCCACCAATCCACACGAAATGGCTTATACTCATTCGCACCTTGCACGGCACCCTGCCATAGACGATAGAATAGATTGCCTACACCATTGATCGTCGAAGTCATGATGACCTGTGACTTCTTTCCAGACGAGATGACTGGATAGGTAGACGTGTAGAATGTATCTGCGTCATTCACAAAGGCGAACTCATCGAGGTATAAGAGCGAGATAGACATACCACGAATGGAGTTACCTGAGGTAGCGGCCGCGATGATGCGCGAGTTATTTGAGAAGGTGATTGAACCTTTATTCAGAGCCTTACATCCAGGCTGCAGAAAGAATGGCAGATTCTCGAGTGCCAGAGTAATACGAGCCAACATCTCTCGAGCCGTAGATCCTTTATTTGCTAAGATCGCTATCGTCTTATCAGACTGAAAGATCGCATACCAAAGAATGTAGATCGATGCGGATACGGATTTGCCGGACTGACGACATGCCAGAACAATGTTGAATCGATTCTGAACGAAGTGGGAGAACATCTTCTCCTGATAAGGATACAGATCGAAAGGCACCAAGCCCTTATCGAGATTGATGACCTTGCAGTACTTACGAGCAAAATATGCTGGATCGGACATGCACTTCTTGTATTCCTCGATCTGAGGCTTACTGAAGTTCTGCTGAACGCCGTCGCGCTTGACTTGATTATTTCCAAGATATCCGAGACCGGCCTTAGATGGATCAAGTACTCGTTGCATCGATGATAGTGGTATTAGAAGAGAGTTGCTTCTGCAGATCGGCCGTTGTTCCTACAAAGACGGCAACGTTGGTCGTGCCTTGTTTATCCTCTTCAGGTTTCTTACCTACGATAAGCTCCTTGCGTTTCTTCTGCAGATTCATGAGCTTATCCGTCATGTCCGAAGTAGTCTGAAGCATTCCAGCCAAGACTTCATAGGCACGAGGATGTTCGGCTTCGTCGGCCACCACGATCAGACGCTCGAGTGATTCCTCAGCTTTATCGATTAGATTCTTTAACTTCTTACGAGAGTACTTATAATCCTCTTCAGAATCCGATATGAGTTCTTCCTTCTCAGGAGATGGAGTCAACTTGGCAGGAGGAGGTAGAGATGGAGGCATGACGGCTGAAAGATTATTCTCCAGCGCGGCGAGTATGTCTGCCTGTTTGTCCGAGCTCATGATATAGTATTTACTCTAGAATCCTTCCGTATCGATTGACGTAACGATCGTGTAGTTAATAGGAGTATCGGATGAAGATCCAACATGCACATGTACGTATTCGATTGGCATCTGAGAAGTACTCATCGATGGAGTAATACTCGTCTGTGTAAAGCGAATAACCGCCTGAGTCGAAGGAGGAGCCGAGAATCTTACGCGCATCGTGAATTCCAAAGAATAGACTATAGTCCTACGAGTCTCAAAGCTACCATCATAGTCATCCGATAGATTTACGGAGTTGAGAATGATTGGCACATTGACATTAACACCAACAGCCTCTAGATCTTTGACCGTGATCGTGTACTCAGGTTGAAACTCAGGAAGAATTTGCTCGAGTACCTGAAGCACATCGTCTTGATTGCGACCATAGATATTGAGCTGCATGCCAATCATGTATGGAACGGCTTGCCAAGTGGTCGAGTATTTTAGAGTATCTCCAGGAATCTGAGCGCGATTCTGATTCAGACGATTCATCTTGACTTCTGAGTCATACTGAATCGATGTTATCTCAAAAGACATGCGTGGCACCTTGATTGCCACCTTGTCCGTCGCCAGATCAGGCTGCTGAGTGATGCGATCAAGGAACTTCTGCTTAGGACCATAGGCGATCGGCACTCTCTCGACATTCGAGATCTTCTCATCTTCCGCGACGCGACCAATCGTGATGTTATTGAAGAGCGTACCGAATACGGCAACACACTTCTTAATGACCTGATTGTAATGATATGTCTGTGATAGCATATACTAAGTATCGTTCGTGTCGCCGAATGGATTGATTTCAGAGAAGTCTATGACATCATTTGCTCGAGTCTGAATCGGATTATTCTGAATCGAGATGTCTCCATCATTCAAAACGGCATCACCATCCGTGAGTGTGTACACGTGAATGATAGTACCAGAAGCCGTTGTTACAATGCTCGCGATAGATGAAGAACTGATCGAAGTCAGACTTCTGATAGGACGAATCACGCCATCCGTAAAGGTCAGATTCGAGAGCTGCACGTAGTAAGGATATGTCTCGGCGGCTTTGTACTGAAGATCCGTGATCTTGGCTTGTGCCGTGCTAGTCGTTCCAGTGTAGCCGATCGTGACGTACTCATTCAGATTAAACTTAGATGAACCAGAGCGATATGTAAATGTCGCACGATATGACGAAGGAGTAGACACTTGATTTTGCACGGCATCGATCTGAGCATTGCCCGTATTCAGATCCTCTCCGCGATACTCGAAGAGTTGCAGAGTCATCTTATACACGGGCAGATTGTTTAGCTGATGGAACGGAGATTCAAGATCAACGTACTTAATCTCGAAGAGACCATTGATTCCAGGAATGTAGACCAGATCGCCTTCGGATGGACGATAATTATTGTAGCCTTTATTCCACTTACCGATGCCTTGTTCCCAGCGACGACGAGAGACGGCGATCTTAAGCTGATTGCGAATCTCTAAGCCAAACTTAGACATCAATACACCATCGCCTTCATATCCATCGACCGTCTCGATGTACATCTCAATGTCAAAGGCATTATCGAAGCGAGTCTCCGTATCCTCATTCAGTAACATGTCCTGTGACACAATGTTACGAGGAAGATACTGCATGTCGAATCCATACACTTGAGCGGACTCTATGATGAGATCTTCATAGAGTTCTTTCTCGGACTTAACATTCTGTCCAAAGTATACGGAGCGAGGCATAGTATTATGTAGGACTTAGCCCACGTAAAAATCAACGGGGGTTTCCCACACTGACCGCACTTCAAGTTCAAGCTCTTTGATCTCTTCCTTAGCTTGCGCCATGAGTTCGGAGCCATCAATAGTAACACCGCCGGGAAGGACCATGCCTTTGAACTTGAATAGATTTTGTGCCCAATTG